GAAACATTAGAACTTATACCAGCAAGAGTATTTATATTTCCTATATTAGTTGCAGTAGTATTAACATTTGTAATAGCATTTCCAACTGTATTTACGTTGGCAATATTAACTGCAACCGTATCTATTTCTGATTGTGTTTCTTGAAGATCAGCAGCAACTGTTTCTATTTCAGATACTGTTTCTGCAAGGTCAGCTGCAACTGCATTAACATTAGCTATATTTGTAGCAACTGTATTTACATTTGCTATAGAACCAGCAACTGTATTTATATTTGTAGCATTACCAGCAACAGATGTAACATTTGATTGTATACCTGCAACAGTGCTTACATTACTACTAATTCCAGCAACTGTAGTAACATTAGCATCTATACCAGCAACAGTTGTTACATTGCTTGCTATACCAGCAACTGTATTAATATTTGTTGTAATGTCAGCAAGTGAGTTTACATTTGCAATAGTTGGTCCAGCTTCAGCTGCACCAGTAGTTGCATTAAAACCTAATACAGTACCTTTTCTACTTGCTTTTAATGGTAATACCATTGAAGCAGCATCATCATTGTCGTTTAATCTTACTGATCTATCAATACGATCTTTACGATCATCAAATAAAGCAACAGTTCTATCAAGTTCTGTATTTAATGTAGCTATTGGAAAAGCACCAGATGTAGGAAAATCTGTAGTTCTTGTTAATGGTATTTCTCTATATATAATAACTGTGCTTCCACCAGTAGCACCAGTTACAGACATTGTAACTGTACCAGTAGAACCATTACCACCACTTACAGAATAGTGTGTAGTAATAGTTTTCAATGTTCCATCAACTACTACTTTTAAATCAGTATTATCAAAAAATTCAAAAGGAACAGTAAACGAGGTTTGAGTATTACCTTGTGAAACTGTATAGGATACTCTTGGAGCATTATCTGTAAGATCAATAGTCATGTCTAAAATATACCTCTTCTTATTATTAAATCAATTAAAAATTATTTCTAACGTGTCTTTTGGCTTCTCCAACCAAACCTTTTATAAACCATAATGATCTCCCAGGTGCTGTATTTATTAAGGTTTCTGTACCTTCTGCGTAATTTCCATGATGTAATTGATAAAGACCAAGACCAATATCACCAACTAACCCACCAGCTGGACCAATCCATTGACCAGCAACATCAAGCGTTCTTTCAGCACCTTCAGTTGGAACTTTATATTTTGGACTAATTCCAAAATTTTCATCATTTACATATCCTAATGCAGTAGCATTATTTAATACACTGTATGCTAAATCAGAATGTAAAGCCATCAAACCTGATGCATCAAATGCTCTAGCAAATTTATCTCTCCAACTCATTTCATCTAATATATATGGATACATTGCATACTTTATTTCTAATGACATATAACCAAGTCCCATTGCAGCAAACATTCCTATAATTGGGTTTGTTAATGTACCTTGTGCAAAAGATGCTGTAATTTTATTTGATGCTGCAAAAGAATATGATAAAAATTGAAATGGTAATGCAAGCAAACCATTTTCTATTCTTGAATAACCTTTTACTCTATTATCTTGTTTCATTCCAAACAAACGACCAATGTTGTATGGAACATAAAACACACCATCAACTGCAATAGGTTTATCTGCTGGTGTTCCCATTAAAATAGTATTACCTATGCCACTATTCATAGATGATCTAAAACCATCAAGTGTTTCTTGAGATACACCTTTAGCTAACCAAGTTTCAGAATTAGCTAAATATAAACCAGTATTATCTTTCTTTGTATTTTGCCAACCAGCTTTATCAGCTATTTCATCAATCATTTTTTGTGTAATATTATTTCTAGCTAACCATTCTTTTTGAAACTGTGTAGCTGAATTTTTTTTAGCTTTTAATGCATAGTCAATAATAGTATGTCCACGCATAATACCATCAAGTCTTTTTGCTATATTAGTAAGAGGAGCTAAACCATTAAGAAAAAAGAAACCTTGTTTTACTTTATCCATTCCTTTTGCATAAAAACCATCACCAAAAGGATTGTTAATCATATCATCACTAAATCTTAAATGAGTATCACCCATTAATATTTCTAAAGCTTCACCAGCAATACGTGCTTCACTCTTCGAAAGACTTACTCTTTGATCTTTAAACAAACCAGACAGTGTTTTAAAAACTGTACCCAATTCATGTTCCATAATTATTTTAGCATAATCTGGCAATGTAGAAAAACCAGCAGAACCTAAAAAATTTAAAGTAGCAAAGTCATTTAACACTCTTCTTATCTTTTGATTAAGTGCGTGTGGTTCTTTAACAACTGTTTTCATTACACGATCATATAAATGTACAAAATCTCTATGTACTCTTTGTACTGTTTTTTGGCTAAGACCAGCATTAATAATAGCATCTTCAATATCTGATAATGTTTTTTCTAAACCACCTCTTCCAAATTGTTTTGACCATTCATAATGAGGTGCAATCTTGCCAGTATATGCTTTCATTACAGAAATAGGATTCATTTCAATAAAATCAGCAACCAAATAAGTAGGTATATCTAAGTTTCTTTGTTTAATATGCTTTGATGATACTTCAATAAAACCATCAAACATATTGTTAGCAACTAAATCTTGTGCTTCAATATCAAATAAATCACCTTTATTCTCTATTGCTTTTACAGTAGCTTCTGCTCTTTGTCTTACAGATTCTTCACTATTTAATAATTTAAGTTCTTTTTCTGTTAGTTCTTTTCCAGTTTTTTTATTAATAAAACCTTCAGCTAATGGATTATCTAAATAATATTTAGCAATAATATCAACTAAAACATTTCTATTTCTGCTTATTTTACTAAGGCTCCAATATCTAGGTAAGTACATACCTGATTCACTTTCACCTTTAGCTAATCTATTTTCATAATTTTGTAATTCATCTTTTAATTTTTTAATTTGTGCATTTACTTTATCTACTGATTTATTTTGTCTTATATATGCATCTGCTATTTTTTGTTTAGTTTCTATTCTTGTTTTAGTACGCTGTATTGCAATTTGTAGATAGTTCTTACCACCTAACAATCCTTCAGAATCTAATCTTACTCTCCATGTTTCCCAAAATTGAGTTAATAAATTTTGTGCTTCTCTTGCTACTGTACTTTCACTTTTAATATTTTGTATTCTTTTTAATTCTAAATCTTCTAACCATTGAATAAAGTGTCTATTATTTGTTAAGTTATAATCAAACCCCCCAGGATTTAATATTTTTTGATCTGTTTCTTTTGTGTATAGTTTTACTAATTGATCATAAACAGATACCCATTCACCTTCTCTTATCTTTGATTTTTGATAAACACTTGGATCAATAGCAATACCATACTTATGTAAATTAAGTTTTATTCCAGAGTCACCAGCTAATTTAACAAATGCAAATTTAACAGAATCAGGTAAGTTTTCATTTTGCAAAACTCTTTTCATATTTGTTGTAATACCTTTATACATCCAAGAATCAGTATACCAAGAACGAGCCATTCCAAATGGATTTGTTATATCAAATGTTATTTCTTTATTTTTAGAGGTATCTTCTATTATTTCACCAGTTTGATTATTTCTTAATTGTAAATCACTACCTACATGGGCAACTGGTTCATTGGTTTCACGTGAAACAATTTGTTTATTTTTATCTACTTTCTTTGAAACTGTAACTTTACCATCTGGAGTAATAGATTTTACTGATATTCCTTTTGATGCTGCTTTAGCTTCATCCATATCTTTCATAAGCTTTGCCATCATTTTACCTTTTCTAGTAATAGGTATAGAAAACAAACCACCAAAAACAGCACCACCAGCAGTAGCCATTGCGATATTATTAAATACTTCTTCTTTTGTATTAAGAGGATCGAATGGCGCACGTAATCCTTCTTGACCAACTTGTGTTAATCCAACACCAGCACCCACTCTTACCATAGAACGACCAACTCCAACAGTTGGTCCACCAAGTGGCAAAGCTAATAAATTAACTGGATCAAAAAAACCAGCCATTAAATTATAACCTAATCCAGCTTCTCCAATTATTTCTCTTCTACGAATGTTATCATCAATACCACGTTTTAAACTAGCCATATGATCTGCATTTTGTGCAGACAATAAATGTTGAGAATATAATTCATAACCTTCTAAATCTTCAAGTGCGTTATAGTTAGGATCATGTTCTGTACCAACAACATATTCATTATATAAATATTCATGAATAGGATCATAGTTATAACCAAATTGTGCAGATATAACTTGACCAAATGATGGTGATCTAGGTTTAACACCTACACTTCTTAATGGTAAATATCCTTTATTCATATTCTTTACCTAGATTCTTCACCTAAAAACTGAGTTGGTACTCTTACATTAAATGATGGACTATAAATATTTGGAAGTTTATGAATATTATTATTTAAAAATTCAAAAGCTTTTAAATTAAATTTAATAGTTTTATCAACTATATCTTCACGTAATGTAACTGGTTTTTGAAAGTCAGGATTATCTGCATTTAAATTATTTAATTTGTAAGCATCTATTTCTCCTGGAGTAAGAATAGCTTTTTTATAGCTTTCATCAAATGATTCAACTGCATTTTTAAAATCTTTTGGATCAATAATAAAGCTACCTTGAGTATTTGGATTATTTAATGGTCTTAACCCACCACCTGGAGATTTAATAGCAACAATATATTGAACATCAAATATACTTTCTTCAGCAAATACATTTGTGCCAATCTTATTTGGAAGTGGTATTAAAAACATATTTTGAATAGTTGAACTTCCTATTTCTTGACTCATTATTTGTTTTTCAAAACGTGTACCTACACTTTTTTCAAATGAACCTTCTGTACTAAATAAAGCTGGATCACCTTCATATTGATAATAATAATCAACAAGTGTTTTTTCCATTGGTAATAATCCACTACCTTCTCGATCATAAGTAAAAATATATTTTCCACCTTTTTTTACTAAATTGGCTTTTGCACCACCAGTATATGAACGCATAATAAATCTATCATCAGATAAATCATCAAAATCACCAAAATTAAAATCAATTCTTTTTTTAAAAAAAATATCTTCAGCTTCCTGATCGGTCATTTGTGAATTATTAAATGTAAAAAAAGTCAATTTTTCATTTAATAATGCATCCTCAAGTGAATTATATTTTTTATAATTATCATTAAGTTCTTCTTTTTCAAAATCAAAAAACGTATTTTGATAAGCTTTTAAATACTGTAAATTAACTAATGACTCAATAGATTTTGTAAAAGCAACTGCTATTTCTGGTTGTTTAAAAATCTGATTTAATGCGAATATACTTCTATGTGGATTAGTTACATTTGCACTATCATAAACAATACCATCAGAGCCAGTATTAATTTCAACGTAATCTTTTATCATAGTTTTCAAAGTATTTTCATCAAACTTTGTACCTACCATAAGCATATATTCAGCAACATTTCTAAAATCATTAACTAATTCTGGATATTCATCTATAAGAATTTTATCAATACTATCGTAAATTTGTTGCATTGGACTTTTATTGCCTTTATCTTTAAATCCAGCAAACTTTGCAGCTCTATTTAGTTTGTCAATAAAAGGTGAATTATCTTTAATATCAAAACTATTCATTAATTCAAAAGCTTCTGTATAACTTTCTATAGCTTTACCAGTTCCTTCTACAAGTTTACCATTTGAATCATAGTCAGGTATACCTGAAGTAATACCTAATTTAAGTAAACTATTTACAGCATATAATTTCTCATTAAATGTTTGAATACCGGGAATGTTATTTAAAACATTTCTTACAACTGGTAATTGATTGTTACCTCTATAAGTAATATGTTGTTGTGCTATAGTAGCTAATGTATAAACTGTTTCAGAAATATTATTACTTTTAATAGCATTTATTATTTGATCTGGTATAACACCTTGATCTAACATACGACCATAAGTATCCATTATTTCTTGATTATCAAAAATTCTATTATCATTAATAAAATCACCAAAAAACTGACCAGTTTCTGCATCAGTAACTAATGATGAGTCTTGATATACTGTTTGCATTATTTCACCAGCTGCTGATTGATAATCTTTTGTTGTACCATCAAATACTTTACCAGTGTTTTGAGTAAGATTTTGTTTTATTTCTAATTTTTTTTGTTCACTTGTTGTATACGGTTGTGTCCAATTTTTAGTTCTAGAATTAAATACTTGTGTAATACTTGATGTAGGAACACCAGCTGCAGAAAGTTCTTCTACTGTATTAAATAGATTTTCAAAATTAGGACTAAGTTCTATTAACTGATCATAAATGTTTTGATCTGTAGATGATATTGGTCTTTGATTTGGCAATGAATAATATGCATTATTTATTAAATCATTTCCACCAAATCTAGTAAATAATCGTTCTTCTTCATCTGAAAGTAATGCAAACGCACTAGATAAATATCTATCTGTTTGTGCATTTCTGATATTAGTTTTTACACGATTAGCAACTGAAGGATTAAAAGCTAATGTACTACCAAATTCATGTTCTTCTACAATACGGTCATAAGCTTTAGCTAATGAAGATTCAAACTCTTCTAAAAAATCACCTTCAGTATTTATAGGTTGATCAAAAACAATTTGAGTTGCTTTAGAAACAATAGAATTAGCATTTTCAACAGCAAGATTAGATTGTTCTCTTTCAAATTCATTTTGAATATTGTTAATTCTTGTTTTAGCTTGGTTAGCTGTTGAATTGATAGCATTAACTTGTTGATTATCTAATGACTGTCTGGCTTCAATAATTTGTTTTTTCTTTTCCTTACCAAAACCATTTAATAAACTTGGGTTGTTAGTAAGAAGATAAGTTTGTAAATTACTTAATTCTTTTGTATTATCAGAATTACCAATAATACTTCTAAATGTATTAAAACCATCAATAGATGAAAGCTCAAAGCTTAATGCATCTTTTGCATTTTTAGGTAGTAATTGTAAAGCTATGCCTTTTTCTGTTAATTCTTCTAGTTGTTTTTTTGCAGCTGCTTTTTTAGCAGGATCAAAAGCTGTATTATAAAGTTGTAATAATCTTGATCTTTCTAATCCAATAAAGCTTTTTGTTTGTGATAATTGTTTACTTTCTATATGAGCTAATATGTTTGGTTCAGTAGCTGCAATAGTATTACCACCTACTTCTTTAATAAATTCTGCATATTGACCACTTGATTCTTTATGCATTGAAGCCAAGTAATTTTTCATACTTGATCTATAATTAGCTAAGTAATTACCACTTCTTTTATATTTTTGAGAAAACTCTTTTGATTTTACACGTATTTCATTTTCAATACTTGCATAAAATCTTTTATCAACCATATCACGAAAAGCATTTGTTCGTGTAATACCCCATGTCTTAGGAATACTTAATGCAACTGGCTTACCAGTGTTAATATCTAATGTTGTGATTTGATCTATTTTTAAATCTTTAGCAGCATCAAGTCCTTCTTGACGTGCTATTTCATCTGCTCTTTTAAAAAATGCAGAAGAAGCATTAGATGCAGCACTCGATATTTGATTAAGTGAATTAGATATATCAGTACCACTGGTAGTATTAATACCAATATTACCAGTAAATACTTTTGTTTTTTCTCTTACAACTCTAGCCATTAAGCAGTCCTAGCAGTATTTAATCCAGTACTTATTATTGTTGAGAAAGCAGTAATGCTTCCAGCTCTTTCAGCAAAATCACCAGCTCTTCTTAAATTACTAGCATGAGTGTCATACTGTAAACTTCTTATTAATGATGTGTTTGCAATACGTGTAATATCTTCATATGCAATATCTTCATTATAATCAAAAAAAGCTTTAGCTGATTGGTCACTTGTTCCTCTACCAGCATATGCAAAAAAGGCTTCATTGATTGCTTTTGCTTCTGCATAATCACGAAGTCTATTGTTTTGTTGTTGTTGTGCTTGTATTTCAGATTGTCTTTTTTCTATTTCAGCATTTTTTGCTTCTTCATATCTTATTCTTCTTTGTTCTTGACCAGCTTGATAACTTGCACTTGCACTTTGAAAACCTGCAAATATACCTAATGCTATAAATAATGGATTCATTATATTTGTACCTCTGCTATTATACTGTTAATTTGTGCTGGAAGTGGTGCAGACTGCGTAACTGTAATCTGTGGATCACGACTATAACCCAGTAATCTAAATTCTTTTTTACCAGTAATGGCTGTTCTTGCCTGGCTAAAATCATCTGTAACATTTCTTATTTCTAATTTTTTGGAGTTAACAGATATAGATAATGTATTATTTAAATCTAATATAACTCTACCTAAACCTCGAAGCATACCAGTTGTTGGACCACTTGCTGTTATAATATCTAATGGATTTGTTTTTAAATTAATATCAAACTTAAAACCAATTTCAACAGATGATAAACCAGATTGTACTGCTGAAACATCTATATTTCCACTAGCAACAGTAAACTGTCCAAGATAATCATTACCGTTAATTACATCTAATACTGCACCATTATCAAACTGACCAGATACATCAAAGACACTATTTGATCCAGAATAAACTCTAGACATATCAAGATTGAGACTATCATCTATTTCCATCAGTACATATTTTTCTGTACCACCATTACCACCTTTGTTGTATTGACCAACAACAAAAACTCTTTCATCAACAGTACATATAGATTTAAACTTACCAGAGTTCCCAGTAACAAACTGTGTCCAACCAGCTCTTTTTTCTGCACGATTAGAATTAAACACAGCTATCGTACCATCTTGATTTACTATAAATATATATGATTCTGGTCTTTGTATTGCTGCTTGTAATGTTGTCATTTGAACTGGATTAGTAATAAGATGAGCAGATAATGTTGAAACACCATTTGCAATATACGCAGCTTCAGTATCAGAAAATATAAATTCTCTTACAACAGTACCTGACCTTTGAACGTAAAGAGTAGCACCATCAAAAACAAATGGTTTAACTGTGCTTGCACCATATGGTGTTTGTCTACGTATCATTGCATTTGTTGGTGTTACTGGTGTATTCTCAAAAGCTGGTACAATAAACTCAGAGCTTTCAGTAAATACTTGTAAATCTCTATTTGACACTAAATGCTTAATACTATCAAGTTGACCAACACTAGATGATAACTGTATTGATTGATTGTCTAATGCAATACCAGCATTAAAGTTAAAAAACTCACCAGATTGAGAACCCCATAAACCATCTGGTTGTGCAAGTGTACCACCAAACCAAAGTCTGCCTTCATGAAAAACAACTGCTGCTGGAAAACCTCTTACATCAGAATATGATTGCTCTTCAAAATCAGCAGTTTCTGCATTAGTTGTTACCTTTGGCGCACCACCACCATCACCAGACGCATTAGCAGTAGCGTTATTTAAAGCAGTAATTGTAAATGTATTCTCATCAATAATTGATTGCACTTCAAACACACCATTTAAATCAGATGTTGAAAGTCCATTTACAGCATCAGCTTCAGATATTGTTATACTATCACCAGTTCCACTACCACCATCAGAAAGATTATGAAGTATCATAGTAACTTCAACAGTACCAGAACCACTTATTGTTCGAAATGCGTTAATGCCAAGTTTAGTAAACAATGTATCCATAACTACACCAGTAGCTTGTGATCCAGATTGAACAGAAGATATTTGTATTTCTTGTCCTCTATATCTAAAGGTTGTATCAATATGTTTTGAATTAGGATAATTAGAACCAGATAAAGAACCAGTAGTATCAAAATAATTAAATGCTGTATATTTAGAAGCATTAGCATTAGTTGTTAATGGCTGTGATCCACTAGATGAATGAGCAGTATTAACTCTAAATATCTGATTTAAACCAGTATCTTTAACTAAATCACCTACATTATATGAAGTAGATGCAGCCCAATTATTAACGGTTCCACTTGGTTTTATAGTCAAAGTAACTGTACCAGTAGTAGCACTTGGTGTCATTGTTACACCAGGTGATTGAAAACTATAGTAAGGTTGAAAGATTTGTTTGTTATCTGATCTTTGGTCAAAAGAAAATTTAGATAATTCAAAAGTTAGCAAAGATGATCTTACAAGTTTATAAGGCATAAATGTGTTATGTGCCATAAATAAAACATCACCTGATTGAGCATAAGTTATATTTTTTATAATACTTGTAGTAAATATAGAAGCTAAAGAATTACCATCAACATCAGATGTTAAAGCTTGAATACGTGTAACTGCACCAGTTGATACATTACCACCACTATCAAAATCTAAAATAAATACTTCAACCAAACCTTCTGATAGAGCAATAATATATCTTTCATCATCACTAAATATAAATGGGATAATCCTTATCTTTTGATCTGTGCCAGAAACAGTTTGAGTAAACTCATAAATATGTTTCATGCCTGATCTTTTAATAACACCACCTTCAGCTCTTAATAGAAAGTTTGTTGCTTTTTGTGCAGAGTTTGTATAAACAGCAATATCTGTTCTACCAACCAAAGAAGGACTAATTTCCCCATATTGGAAATTAGTAAAAGGTATTCTTACTGTTTGCATTAACTTCTCCTAAAAGATAAGAATCTTGAAGTTTCTAACTTTCTAGTAGTTTGTTGTTGTGAATCTGTGCTTCTAGCTTTTGCCATTGCAGCATCAGCTCTTTGTGTCATTAAAGATGCTAGAGCTGGATCACGTGCTATCGAAGTAGCAAGTATAACGGCTAATGAAAATTCAACTGCTATTGTAAAGTAGGAGGGGAAATCCTCTTCATTCGCACGAAATGTATAATCAGCAATAACAGTATCACTGGTTGCAGTATCAGCATAAACTTTGTCACCATAAAGCTGATAATCTACTAAGTTATCATTAACCGTTATTGCGTGCAACATTATAAGATCACTTGGCAACTGATATGCCAAATCATATCTTCCTGTTGGTGCATCCGATAATTGATTTAAAACCTTTTGATTAGTTGCAAATCTCCATCTTGTATTGACTAATGCAGATTGAACAACATCTTCATATAAATTAACACATACTAATGCTTCTGTTGTACCGTCATCAAAAGAACTTATTGGTTCTGCTCCAATTAATATTAATGCTCTACTAGATATATCTAAAGCAGTATCTGCTGAAGTAGGTGTTAATGCCATATAATAATATGGGGGAGTAAACCTCCCCCATCTCCTTTTTTAGTCACCATCTGTTTCTGCTATAGCTGTACCATCTGATACGTCTACAACTGAACCAGTGTTCGAAAGAACAGTAACATGATTAGTTGTTGGTGTATTAGTATCTTTTACAATAATAACATCACGAACTTTAAGCATATTAGCTGCACTATTAAAGTACCCACTGTTATTTACAGTACCAATAGCGTCTGTTGTTGAATATTGCCAAAGATTGCCATTTGAATCACCAGCTAATCTTGAAAGTCCACTTGCTGAATAAGCCATTAATCAACCTCCTATGTATTATTATCTAAGACTTCATAGATACCATTGTCATCAATAACAACTGCACCCATGCTCATCATAGATGTTGCTAAATGTGCAGCTCTTTCTGCTACATAATTTAACTCGGTAGAAACATCAGCACCGATACCTAAGCCAACAGCTGAAGTATGATAGGCAATATTTTTACCAGCAGTTACTGCTGATGTAGAAAAGATTTGAAAACCTAAAAAGCTTTTCATAGTCATTCCACCAGCAAAAGGTAGATTTTGATCACCAACAAAGTCTGAACTTGCAAACTCATTTATAAGAAATAAATCTGCAAAACCTTTTGGATGCATAGCTAAATATCTTCCACCATCTTCTGGAATATTAGCTGCACCCATAGTTTCAAACAAAGAAAGTAAATCAGCTTTTTCTACTGCACCATTAGTATCATGAATCTGTGTGCTATTAGCACCAGCATCCATAGCAGTATACAGTATTTCATCTGTCTTTCGACCAAGAGCAGCAGCTGCACTTTTTGCAACAGCTTGTCTTTCGTCAATATTTGTTTTTAGCTCATCCAACTTGTCGATATACTCGGCAGCATAAAAATCTTCCATAGTAGCTTCAACATTTGTATGTGCTAGTTCCATTGGAGTAACAAGTCCATTTCTTGACTTGGTACTTGCTGAGCCAGTCCCAATTTTCTGAAAACGTACAACATTACCAGATACATTGGAAACAGTACGAACCGTATTTCTTAGCTTTGATCCCATTCTTTGATAAGCTAAGTGTACTTCAGATTCAAACTGTTTTATAAAGGCTGTAGAAATTGTGTTTGCCATTTTGCAACACTCCCTTATAAAGTTTCACCATTGATACAAAGTTATCTGAGTAGATCACCTCATAGCAATTATCCTTTACAGGGTCGCTCAGTGCATTACAGGCTTCGATATTTCATTATAAATATTATTTTTTTTAAAATTGCAACGAAAAAATTCAATAAATTCATAATCATTTATAATATGTGTATCTCCGAACATAAACCCATTCATCTCTAACCACTTGATTGTCATAGTATTTTCAACTGGAATAATGTTATGAATCCTATAATAATGGGCTTGCAAATAATCAAACATCCAACCAGAATGTTTAGCAATCATACGTTTGCACTTAGTAATATTTTCTGTTGATAACATCCATAAACGAGCAAAATCCTCTCTATATGATTCCATTGTACCTATCATTGATACTGGTTCGTTATCATGAATAAGAGTATATGTCATTGATTTTGAAGATGTAAAAGGAAAAACTAAAGCATATCTTGGCTTTACTTCAAGTCTTTCTAACTCAATTAAATCTTGTTTTCTTAGTTTGTCAGATAGATAATCAACATGATCTAATGTAGTTTTTACTAGTTTTGTCTTTCCATCCTGTTTAATCAGGGTAGAGTTTTGCATATGCTTCATTGACTTGTCTAATCAAATTTGGATCTCTCTTAGCTGGATTATGATACCTTTCGTCTTGCATCATTTGATGTATCATATCTTCATCCAACTTGTTAGCTGACTCTGAATCAATAGATTGATTACCTTTTAAACTTTCCATAATCATTTCCATTGCTTCTATACCTTCAGAACTCTCAGCTAATCTTACAACTGCTGGCATTAAGTTCTCTGGAAAAAACTTATTAGCCCATAATTCAACTGCTTGTACACGCTCTTGTCCATTATCACCTAGCTTTTGCATTTCATCATCTATAGATACTTGCTCACCAAGATATTCGTTTTTAAATATTTCAATACCATCATTAAATTCTTCTTGGCTAAGACCATTATCCCAAGAAAATTTAGACCACCAGCCTAATAATTTATTATCAGCACCTAATGCTTTATCAATAGACTCTGGTAATTCATAGTCATCTGCTGTTTTTGGTCTATTCTCAAATGCTTTTTCTTGTAACTCTGCATCCCATGTTGCTCGTAAATCTTCTTCTTTCTGATGAAATTTTTTCTCAAGATTAGAGTAAGATTCTGCAAAAGCTTCTGGTGTTTTAAACTTTTCTGGTAACCATTCTGGTCTTACTATTTGATCTTCAGCAGTTACAAAATCTTTTTCTTCTGTAACTGGTGTTTCTTCTGTAGCTTCTGTTTGTGGTTCTGTTGCTTTAATTAATGATTCTTCAGACATTTGTTCTTACCTTTTCTCCGTGATTCATTCTTCTTGTAATTAAACCAATAATATATCTTTGTCCTTCTAAATGACGTAATTCACCATCTGATATATTTGGTCCAGCTACAGAATCAAGAGTAATACTTCGCAAATAACCCAATGTTTCTTTACCAGATGGAGTAGAAAATGTTGATAATATATTTTTACTAATTATTTCATCATCTTCTTTTTTTCTTTGTAGCCCATCAACACCAATATTTTTATTGTTCGACAACTTGTTGTCCTCCTTGTTGTTGCATTTGTTGCATTTGTTGTGCTTGTTGCATTAAACGAATAAGCTCTTGTCTTTCACTAGAATCTCTTATTAAACTATCAGGAACATTAAATTTCTTAGCTAAATGGCTAGCTACTTCCTCACCACTTACTAACAAGTTCATAACTTCTGGACCAAAACTCTGTTGAACAAGTTGCATCCATTGTGCAGTATTATTAATATCTTGCTTTGCTTGTCCTTGACTCAATGGAGATACAGATCGAACCTTAACTTGTCTACCATTTACAGTAGGTATTTCTATTCTTCCTTGTTTTTTAAGAATATAAATTACTCTCTGTAAAACTGGTTGTACAAGCTCTGATTGTAATCTACCAAAAGCTGAACCAATCTGCCTAGATAAGTCAGCCATACGTTCTGCAATCTCAGTAGCAGTAGCTGGTGTTTTATTTGGATCACCAAGCATTTCATTATATAAAGCTCTTTTAATATTTAATCTCATATCAGATAAAATAAATTGGCTAACATCAAAACTCCCTGCTGCTCTTATTGGTTGCAATCCAGCAGAGTTTGGTGCTTTAGGTATAACTGTACCAGGGACAAGATTAATTGTATCTGGATTAATAATACCATCATCATCTAGCTGATATATGCCAGATATTGCCATTTGTGCATTCTCTAATACTAATTGAACTGTAAGATTTGTAGTCTTAATAGCACTTAAAGCATTCATAAGTGGACCACGACCATAGATTTCACCACTACATTTAGACCAGCGAAAGCAAACAAAAGGATTGGAACCTACACCTTTGAAAGAATCAGAACGTATTATCTTCTTATCATTCAATTCAATAACAAAAGATAAATAAGCATCTTCATTTATTTTTGTGTAATCTTTACAAACAATCTCAAGTATTGTTGTTTTTACATCTGGACTATTTAATATCATGTTTTGACACTTAGCATCAAATACACCATCTGGATAAAGTATAGGTAAATCAGAATATCTTACTTTTCTCTCACGAAATATATGATCTATCTTATCATCTGGACCAGTATCTAATACAACATGAGGTAAAGGAACTGCTGAAAAATTTATAGGATAGACAGCATTACCCTCTGCAACATGAAGAACACCAGTACCAACTGCCAAATCCATAAATGACTCATGAACTTCCTGACCAAAGTTTGAGTTCTGTAATACTTCAAACACATAATCAGTTACTTCATCAAGATCATTATTTACTTCCTCTCTTTGTTCTTTGGGAACTTCTGATCCAGCAACAAAGTCAGCCCATCTAGCAAAGTTGGGAACTAAACCAGCTTGTAATCTTGATGCAAACTCTTGTACACCAACAACGGCTGTTTCATCAAATATCTTTTCATCTCTACGTTGTCCAATAGACTCAGTATAAAAAGATTCTCTTTGTGGCATAGAGTATTCATAACATTCTTCAAACAAAGGAATGAAACTTTCTCTATGCGTTTTAGCTTTTTCGTATTTTTCAATATAACTTTTTGCTATTTTCTCATGCATAATATTTACCTATATTTAGAGTAAAAGCCAATTCCTCCACCTTGACCAGTAAATAAAGAACCTCTCCCACTTCTTCTTCTTCTGCGTATAACTGTTCCTTGCTTTCTTTTATTTATTGTATCTTGCTTTACCATATCATTAGCATACTCACCAGAAAAAGGATTAGCATTACTTTCAGTAGCAGATGATGTTGATGTAGGAGCTGAACTTGCAACCAAAGGTTTGTTTGCAGCAACACTAGATTGTATTGCAGACTCTTTCATTTCTGTTGTTTTAGCATCAGCCTTTGCTTTATCAGCTTCTTGTTGAGCTTGGATACTTGGATCAATTTCTGTAGCTTGAGAACTACCACCACCAGCAAAACACATTGTTACCTCCTACATTCTCGCCCAAAAATTATTGGAGCGTCTAATTGTTGTTTTCCTAAATATGTCATACTCTCTTTTAGCATTAAACGAAGATAGGGGTTTTTGTCCAGAAATTAATTGTCTACCTTCTCCAGCACCTAACATTAGATACTGTAATGCATCATGTATATGTGAATACATATTTTTCTCTGGTTTATCATCAAATCGCTCTCCTGATACTTGCATACGTCTATAACAATACCCACCTTGAAAACCTTTAATCAAAGAAGGACAACGCCTATCAATCAAGAAAGCTGGTTGACCATCTGCCATCTTGGTAAGCTGAGAAGCTACAGATTCTAACCTAAGATCAACACTATTCGAAGGAGCTGGTGTAGCTCTAAGACCAGCACCACGTAATATTTGAAATGGAGTTGATTCATCTGTTTGCGCTCTGAAGTCACCAGCTGGATCACCAAATATATTTACATCCAAACCAGAGAAACGTGTAGCTATCTCTTGTCGTAATAGTTCTGCAAATCGAACAATACCCATATCAATCGCAACAATCTCTGATTGTATTAACCAACGACCTCTTACTTTCTGACCAAAGACAGCAGCCGGTGTAAGTCCAAAGTCAATTCCAATATATAAAGGAACACCCACAGCAATAGGTATTTCTTCATCAGCAATATGCGTTTCACTCACAAACTGAGGATAAACAGGTTTACCTTCCTGTATTGATCCTAATCTATTCATAACATATACATCTATCCAGCTTTTAGTTTTACCTCTTATAAGATTCTCATAATAGGAATCTAATATATTTATTTTATTCTCAGCTTTATTATTATTTGAATAACTATTTACATCACCTTTATCATCCAGCTTTTCCACCATAGCTGGTGGTTGAATATAAAAAGACCAGTTATCAGGTTTGATTAACATCTTTGCTTGTTCTTTTGGAATATGATCTGGTATTGGAACCTCACCAGCCATGATCGCCCACCAATGATCTTCTTCTGGAGCATTGGTATCTGCTATCACACCAGACCAACTTGGACCACCCTCACGCATAGAAGGATAACGACCAACACGCATAGTACAAGCATCAATAATACTCTTAGGTACTTCTCTTGCTTCGTTAATCCAGATACCAGTTAATTCCAAAGAAAGAAGTTTCTTTACATCTTCTGGTCTATCTAAAGCAAGGAAAAGAACCTCAATATCCAAATCACCTTTCTGGATATGATGAGTGTATGGAACAGACCAATGGAACTTTCCCCATGTGTTTTCTGGAAACCAATCTAACCAAGTTTTTATTGTGGTTGTTCTTAACTGTGGGTTTGTGTTTCTTATGATAGCCCATCTGCTTTTTCGTATGCCATCATTATTTTTCTTTTGTTCAAGACTTCTTCGAAATACCTCAACACAACAAGCAACAGATTTACCAGAACCAACTGGTCCACGTATTCCACGAAAAAAACTCTTACCTTTCATAAATTTTTTTAATACATCACCATCTGGTTTATATGTAAATTCTGCCATTCTCTCTCTCTCTATAATTTATCTATTTTAAAATCCACACCAGTTTTGATTAGCTTCTCAATAACCTCTGGAACTATGGTTGCAATAAGCTTATCTGCTTCATAATCTGTACAAAACTGTTTAGGATGATATTTCAAATGTACTGTCTTAACAACGTGTCGAAGTATTCTACGTTCTTCTTGATTTAGTTTATGTGTAAAACTCATTTCTTTTTAGTACGTTTGGTACGTTCAGTACGTTTGGTTCGTTCAGTTCGTTTAGATAAATATTTTGGTGGAGCTGGCTTAGCCTTCCTCGAAGGCAACCAAAAAAATAATATTTTAAATAACATATTCATGTTCGATACTTCCTCACTTTCTTAGCAATATTCTTAGGTTGTTTTACAAACTGTTTACCAGCTCTATTACCTTTCGCCTTTGCTCTATTTGTTGCAGCTTTCTCTGATGCACTCAAACTTTTCCAAGCTGCATCTGGTAAATATCTTTTCTTTCCTTTAGATGGAGAACCATCAGATGTTCTCCACTTTTGTTTACCCCAGTTAAATAATGATCTCTGTGGTGCTTTCATTAAAACATTCCCTCAGAAGGATACTTTTTATTTCCAGTTACTTCTGGAGTCTTTGGTGGAGAAACACGAATTGTATAATCAACTGCCTTCCTATGATCCCAACCTACACTTCTTCCCCATTTATAAACTTCCATTTGATCGTCATCAAAAGCAAGCTTCCTCAATTCAATAGCATCTTCTGCTATACCAGCAAATTCAGTTCCAAGCTTTGGAAAGTTAGTAACAATTCTTCCTTTAACTTCTTCTGGAGTAAGCTTCACTTATATCCTCCACCTTTGGCTTTATACATTCTAGCCAGCATCTGTGCTTTTCTTGCTGACCATTGACCAGGTTTGCCACCTTTACCACCAGCTTTGATTCTGTTGAATAAACTTTTTCTCATTGAAGGTTTGGTATAATTACCAGCTGCGTTTACTGCCATTATTTTAACTTCTCTATATTTATATCTGATGGTGATGTTGATAACATTTGAGCAACTCTAAATTTTTTATCAA